AACAGGGCGTGAAGGTGCTTTGGCTGTGGTTGCTGTGGGAACCATTATTTATGCTATTGGTGGTTATACAAGTACAGCAAAAAGCGCACTCAACGAAGCATACGACACGGTTGCAAACACTTGGAGTAGCAAAACTTCAATGACAACTGCCAGATATTATGCACCAGGTGCAGCGGTTGGCACAGTAATTTATGTTATAGGTGGAGCCATTGGCGGAACGCCTGGAACAAATACAATCAACGAGGCTTACGATACAGTCGCAAACACTTGGAGCACAAAAACAGCAATGCCAGGTTCGGGATTAGATGGTTATTTTATAGGTGCTATTGGAACAAAAATTTACTGTGCAGGTGGAACCATTACTGGAACCTATCAAACCACTAATGAATATTACGACACAGTTGCAAACAGTTGGACAACTGCGGTGAGTCTTGGAACTGGCAGAGGTTACGGCGGTGGCGCGGTAGTAGGTGGAAAACTTTACGCAATAGGTGGCTCAACGGCGGCTAGCAGTGGCGCGGTTGTCAATACAAATGAACAATATAGACCGTAAGGAGATTCAATGATTACTGTGCAAACATTAAAACCTGTTCTGGAAAGAATTGCAATCGAATGCAAAAAAACAATGCCTACAATTTCCGACATTGACAATGCTTTATCTAGCAAAAATCAAACAAGTGTCATTCAATCGTGGCGCAACCGCTTGGAAATTGAAATATGGGATGGCAACAGCGATGTCAATACTGCCAATGCTCAATATATTCGGGAAAATAATCCTTGGATAGATGTCGCCTACATTCTTAAAATAGATGGAGTTGTCACTTATTTTCAAACACATCTTCCGTTTGAAGAAGGATATGTGCCAATCACGCTTGAAACGGTAGATGCAGTGAGTAATGCCCACGCCGATTCGATTGCAACTGATGCTGGTCACAGTCAAATCTTCCAAAAAATTCTTGTCGAATTGGGATTAAGTGACCCAGCAAAAGAAATCTCTGCGCTGGGCTAAATGTTAGAGGACATCTGCCCCATCCATTCTGATATAGATGATGCGATAGATGAGATGGAATTGTTGTTACCGTAATTAAACTAATGGAGGTGTGCCATCGCTGGTAGAGATTACTTCCATTTGTTAAGATAATCAATAGCAGATTGAAGATATTCAATATTGTCTTTGAAATATCCTAGACCAGCATTGCATTTTACACAAAGCAAACCTCTTGCTTTGCTTTCCGTATGGCAATGGTCTGCACACCAATCAGATAATCCAGGTTCATCTGTTTTACAAATAGCACAACGATTATCTTGTAGTTCTAAATATTCGTTGTACCTATTTATATCCCAACCTGGGTTACGACGTTTATTATCTGCACGAATTTTTTCTTTGTTATTTATACGATAAATTTTTCTCCTTGAAGAAGAACAATTTTTGCATTGAGAATCTTCTTGAACCTCCCCGTCGCCACGAGTATTTTTGTAATACTCTAATAATGATTTAAGTTCACCACATTTTGTGCAAATTTTCATACTAATATTATACACGATATTCGTGTATATATCAATTTATATCGGAGGTATACTGTGGCAGGACGGGACATAACCGAGGGTCGTGGAGACTCATCTGGATATGGCAGAGCCATTGCAGTTGACATTGGAATTGTTTCCACATCTTCTGTATGGCAAAATACCGATGTTGCATACGATGTAGCAATCGGTGGTATACCTTTCATCTACGCTATCAATGACACACGTCCATATGTTCGTCAAACCGCGCCCTTTAAGAAAGACCAGTTTGATAATGGGCGCGAGCCAGGAGAGCAATCTCTAACTGGTTGGTGGATTCGTTCACAGGCTTCCTTTCATAGTGGTCAAGGTATTAAGTTCTACGATACAACTGGTGGGGAAACTACTGCCAACCGATTTGCTGATTCAAAAGGTATCAATGTATGGACAAGAGGACAAGTAACACTACTGCCTTCTTGCAATACAACACACTATACAACTGGTCCTATTGCAACTAATGGTCAAGTTCAACAACATCTTCGTTCAATCCAATGGGGAACTACATCTGGTGTATTACTACACGATGGATATGACGTTGATAAGATAGCAACAGATGGAACTGTTACCCATTTTCAAGATTACAATTCTGGCGCAGATTATCCAGTATACTCAGTCTGTGACGATGGAACTTATGCTTATTTTGTAACTAATAAGGTTGGCTCTCCACACAAGATGTACTTCTATAAAAAACTTTTAACTGGAAGTTATGTAGACACAGAGACAACTATGTTCTCAGACACTACTCTTGCAGTTACTTCGACTATGGAGTATGTAAAAGAACGTATTGTCCTTTGCCTTAACAATAAAATATATGAAGTGCCAACAAGTTCTTCAGCATTGCCTTCTCCAATCTACACTCACCCTTTAACTGATTATGTATACACATCAGTCACAGCCTCTGGTCCAGCGATATATGTATCTGGTTATAGTGGGCTGCAATCTACAATCCATAAGTTTACATTATCTACCAGTGGAACTCTTCCTACACTTACTTCAGCCATAACTGCTGCAGAACTGCCAGTTGGTGAAATAGTCCACAAGATATTCTACTACCTCGGTTATATGATGATTGGCACAAGCAAGGGTATACGTGTTGCCACAGTATCAGACCAAGATGGCTCAATCAGTTATGGTCCTTTGATTGTTAATACTACTCAACCTTGCTATGACTTTGCAGCAAGAGACAAGTTTGTATGGTGTGCTACTGGAGTTGATGGATACGCAGGAACAATCCGCATTGACCTAGGTAATGAAATTGAACCCTTACGCTTTGCCTATGCTAATGATGTATACAATGATGCCTCAACTGGGTACTCCACAACGGCTTGCGCCTTTGCTAAGGGAACAGACAGACTGGCATTTGCTACTACTGCAATTACTGCAGGCTCAGTAAGTAACAAAGCACTTACATCTAACGTAGCAACACTTACTACCTCAGCCGCACACGGATTAATTGCTGGCGATACTATATGGGTAGAGAGTGTTGACTCAGTATTCAATGGTCAATATACTGTAATCGCTGCTCCAACAACAACTACATTTACATACGCAAAGACTAACGCTAACGTTACATCTGCTGCAGTATCTCCAGTAGGTACAGTCAATAAGATTGGCTCTATCAACATAGAGTCTGATACAACGCTTATGACAAGTGGTTATTTGACTACAGGTAATATACGTTACGGCACATTAGAACCTAAGAACTTCAAGCGTCTTGTTGGGCGTGGTAGTTATACATATGGTTCTATGACTCTATCTACTGTCAAGAATGATGGAACAGTCTATGACCATATCTCTTATGATTCTTCAGTTGGTTCGCCAGAAGTTACAACATCTCAACCCGAGACAGCACAGGAATATGTTGCCTATAAATTTACAATGTATAGGGATGGAACGGATTCTACACAGGGTCCAACGTTTAAGGGATATCAGGCTAAAGCAACCATTGCTACTCCACGCCAACGTGTAGTGCAATTCCCAGTCTACTGCTTTGATATAGAGACAGATAGATATAACACAGTTATAGGTTACGAAGGAAGAGCATTTGATAGAATCAAGGCACTTGAACGTATCGAAGAAAACGGAGATGTTCTCACTTGGCAAGATTTAAGCACAGGAGAATCACGTCAGGCAGTAATCGAGCAAGTCACATTCACAAGAATGACTCCTCCAGATAAACGTTTCGACGGCTTTGGTGGAGTCCTAGAAGTAAGAATTAGGACGGTATAATGTAATGACTCCAACATCTTGGGCTTCCCTTGTTGTAGCAGCAATAGCAATTATTACAAGTTTTGCTGGTGCAGTGCGATGGCTTGTTAAGCATTACCTATTTGAATTAAAACTTAATGGTGGCTCAAGTCTTAAAGATTCAGTTAAGAGATTAGAAGAACGAGTTGACGACTTATTCAAATTGATTGTAGAGAAACTGTGATAGCAGACAAGTTCCCTAAATGGTTCTTTGATAACAATACAATGCAAGACTTTGAAAGCAAACTACAAGGTTTCAAAGGAAAGAAAAACCTCAAGTTTCTCCAGATAGGTGTCTTCACGGGCAACGCATCTGCTTGGCTACTAGAGAATATACTTACTGACCCAACTTCTGTACTTGTAGATGTTGACCCTTGGTGTGGCAATCTACAACACGAATCAATCTATGAATGGTCTGAGGTTGAATCTGCCTATGATGAGCAGATAAAGGGACATATCAAGAAGGTCCACAAGTTTAAGTCATTCAGCAAAGAATGGCTAGAGGGACACCGTGAGGGTGGGTTTGATTTCATCTACATAGATGGCGACCACCTACCAGAGTCAGTTGCATCCGATGCTGACCTATCCTGGGGATTACTCAAATCTGATGGCATTATGGCATTTGATGACTACGAGTGGGACCATCCAGATGGAACCGATAAGAACCCTAAGCCAGCAATTGATAAGTTTCTCGAGACTCATAAAGATGAGTTTGAGTTAGTAAGCAAGGGATGGCAAGTATGGATAAAGAAAAAGTAGCAAAGATTGCAATGCAAGAAGCAGCACTTAATGTCAAGGAAGTACCAGTCAATAAGACCAAATATGGTCACTGGTATGGACTTGATGGACAACCTTGGTGTGCTATGTTTGTCAGTTGGGTTTTTAACCAGGCTGGATTAGTAAGCCTAATCAATCAATCCCCAAAGGGATATGCTGGATGTGAGTCCTTTGAGGCTTGGGCTAAGAAGAACAAAATGACTGTTCCAGTAAAAGATGTTCAAACAGGGGATATCCTTTTGTTTGACTTTAACAAAGAAGGCAAGTCAATCCATACTGGTATAGCAGTTGGGTATAACGTACATACCCACTTGATAGATACAGTAGAGGGTAATACCGCAGGAAACCAATCTGGCTCACAAGCCAATGGTGATGGAGTATATATCAAACATAGAGCACCTTCCACAGTACGAGTTGTGGTAAGACCGAAATGGAGCAATTAATGACAAAAGTAAAAGCCCTAGAAATTCTTAAATCTTATCTTCGTGCAGCAGTAGCCGCAGTTTTAGCGGCAGTTACACTAGGAAAGACAGACCCTAAAGACCTAGCAGTTGCAGCAGCGGTTGCAGTAGCAGGTCCAGCCCTTAAAGCCCTAGATTCTAAGGCTAAAGAGTTTGGCATTGGCTCAACCAACTAAACATACCCTTTAGAAGCCTTCAAAGGCTGTTTTAAGACCAGAAGACCCATTGACCTAGTAGAGATACTGGGTTGGTGGGTCTTTTTGTCATTTCTAAAACCTTTTGCATACTCTGAATATCTGTGCTACGATTCTGATACCTGAAAAGGTGGGGGCGAAACCTCAATGAAGATTACACGAGGGATAGCAACTCTTTCCTACTCATATTTTTTTTATGGGGGGATAGGGGGGCATTTCCTAAATCAGATTGCCGAGGGTAATCTGATTATAACTACATAGATTTAGATAGTTCTCCTTTGTCGAGTACCCTCCTGTCCTCCGAAGGAGGACTATCTAAAATAATCTGACAGGAGAAGTTGTGATTAAATTAGATTCATATGATTTACCAGAGCACGTTTCATACTCTGCATTTACTACCTATCTCACCTGTGGGTGGCAGTACTACCTAGGCAGACTTCTTAAACTAGAAGAAGAACCATCTGTTTGGTCAGCAGGTGGACGTGCATTCCACTACGCAGCAGAATTGTGGGACATAGAAAATGGGTAATGCTTTTTGGGATAAGGCTTGGCATAAAGAAACAGAAGGATTAAATTTTACAACTGCACGAGTAGCAGGTAGGGCAACAATAGCCAACCCGAACAAAGAAGATTCGGTATGGTGGAATGACAATGGTTCCATATGGGTAGACAACTACATCCTATGGCGCAAGAACAATCCAGGTTGGAAACTTTGGACTACCCAACAGGGTACTAAGGCTATCGAGTTGGAACTGAATCCTGTCATTGCTGGAGTACCAGTGAAAATGGTTATTGACAGGATATTTGAAGTGGACGGTAAGTTAGTTATCGTTGACCTCAAGACATCTAAGGCACGCCCGACATCTGACCTTCAACTTGGTTTCTATAAAGTGGGAATCGAGTTAATGCTTGGGGTCGAGATTAATCAGGGCAATTACTGGATGTCACGCACCTCTGGGACAGGGGAAATGATTGACCTAAGTAGGTACACGTTGGATACTCTGGAATATTTCGTGTCTAACTTCGACAAGGCACGCAAGTCTGGTATATTTCTACCTAACCTATCAAGTTGCAACTTCTGTGGACTCACAGAACATTGCACATTCAAAGCAAAGGATAAATAAATGTCAACAGAAGATTGGAAACTTCAAGTATCCATTCGTAGTTCACAAAACACTAACTCAGATATGATTAATATCCGTGCCAATACATCAGATGAACTCAGCGTATTGCTTGAGGGAATTTCAGACTTCTCTGCACAAATCGCTGCAACCGCAAGAATGATAACTGGTGCTTATAATCTAGCCCCTTTGGGGACAGTAGATTCAACTCCAAGCACAGTTCCTTCTCAACCCTTCATAACAACCCAGCAAAGTCTTCAATCTCCTACCTGCATTCACGGCGCGAGGGTTCACAAGTCGGGAATCAGCAAGAAGACAAATCAGCCTTACGCATTTTGGAGTTGCCCAGAACCAATGGGAGCAACACAATGCAAACCAGTCAACTAGAAATAAATTAGGTCAGGTACGGGAGTCTTTGATTACTATGGGGATGATATAATCGAAGACTCTCGTATCTTTTAAGACGGGAGCGCAATGAGAACTTTAGCAAGAAGTATAGGAAGAGCAGACATTGGTGGAGAACCATTGCCCTCTGTGTTCAAGGCTTTAGAAAACAACAAGATTATTTTACGCAGAGCAGAAGTGTCTATGTTTGCTGGCACACCTGGAGTCGGTAAATCAACCTTTGCTTTGGCACTTGCACTCAAGATGAAGGTTCCAACCTTATATATTTCTGCAGATACTAATGCACATACGATGTCTATGCGTCTTGCTTCTATGATATCTGGTAAGAGTCAGGGTGATGTCGAGTTAAAATTACTTAATGACATTGGCTGGACTAAGGCAACCCTTGTTAAAGGTAGCCACATAGTCTGGTCATTTGAATCAAGCCCTAACCTGCAAGATATAGACGAAGAAGTTCAAGCATTTGAGGAACTTTGGGGATGTCCCCCAACTGCAATCATAGTTGACAACCTAATGGATGTGGCAACTGATGGTGGTGAAGAGTTCGCATCTATGCGAGCAATTATGAAGGAACTTAAATACCTTGCTAGGTCAACCAACGCGGCGGTTATCGTCTTGCATCATACATCTGAGGCTGTTATGGGTACACCTTGTCAGCCACGTTCTGCATTACAGGGCAAGGTCGCACAATTACCAGCACTTATCTGTACACTTGGAGTTGTGGGAACATCAATGGCAGTAGCGCCAGTAAAGAACAGATATGGCAGAGCAGATGCAAATGCCAATCTTGTTGCTTGGCTTGCGTTTAATCCAGAGTATATGTTTATGGACGACATACCAGAGAA